TGGCGCCATCGTGTACGAGGAGCATGGCGTCGCTTTCGACATAGACGCGCCAGCCTGCTTTCGGCGTGAGGAACGTCCATTCGCCGGCGAGGAAAGTCGCGATCTTGCCCGCCGCACCCACGAAAGCGCCCGTCGGCGCGTCGTCAACGAGCAGCCGTTGTCCTTCTATTGGCGTCGCGGGCGGACTGGTCGCATTTCGGTACGAAACCGCGAGATGAGTCACGGCGTCGAGCAAAAACAGGGCTTCATTGTGCGTAACATGTTTTTGCGCCTGCGCAGGCTCGATCAGCGGCAGGGATAGATGCGTCGTTGACATGCTATGTCCTATTGCACGGGGAGTGTAAGAGTCAGCGGGAAACCCCGTCCGACGGTCGCGCTGAGCTGGAAGAGCGAAATCTGAAGCGTTGCCTGCGCTGCACCGAAATCCGTGATTTCGTCGGCGGCCGGGTAGAGGATCGGCGATGCGTTCGCTCTGATGACGCGCGGCCCTGGCGGCGTCGCAATTTCGAGCTCGTAATTCTCCGTCGCTTCACCGAGTGGAATTTCCGCCATACCCCACGCATCCGCATCAATCCGCCCGCGTCGGATAAACCGGATTTCGACGCCCGCCGGCGTACGTCGGGCGCGGGGATGGACAGGCGAAAGCGGACGCAGGCTTTTATCGGACGCCGTAATTGTCATACGAATAAAGCGAGGATCGCCAACATCATAATCTGCGGGTCCAAACCCGTAGGAAATCGCGGCTCCGATTTCTGTCGTGCTGGTCACTAGCGGCGTGACTGCATCATCGAGCAATACAATAGCCGCGCCTGCGGGCGTCCCGCGTTGTGCGAGATGTGTTTCGCCGCCAAGGCCGCGTAGCAAACGGCGCAGACGATAGACGCCCGGCCCTTCGAGATCCGCGCGCGCGAATGCGACAAGCTCCCATGCGCCGTCAACGCCCCGAATTGCGATCGCAGAACGCAACGCGAGTGCGGCGAGGTCGCCTGTCGACGCGAGTTGGCCCGAGGCGAATTTCACCCTGAACCCGGGCCCGTTGTCGAAGCGGCCAACAACGCCGGGCGCCAGCGCATCCAGCGTTTCGCCAATCATCGCTTTTCGCTGAATAAGGCCAATTGGTTCCGCGCCAAGGTCTCCGGGAAGACGGTAGACGGCGAGTTCGCCTGGCCATGGATCGGCCGTGGCTGCTATATAGCAAAGCGCCGTGTCTTTTTGCTGTATGGCGAGATCGAGCGCCATAACATAGGGCGGGCCTACGAATTGCGGCGTCGATGCTACCGGCGCTGAATATCTCGGCGCCGATATATCGTAAACATTCGGGTCAATGACCCGCGCGGAAACTTCACGAGCGAATCCGTCGGTTATTCGCCGAATTTGATAAAGACGCCATTTTTCGCCAAGGCAAAGCCGCAGAATATCGCCAGGCTGAAGCGCGATCAGCCCAGGGCGAAGCGTGAATATCGCCGTTTCCCGCGCGACCCACAGATCCTGAAGCCATGCTTCAGCAAGCATGGCCGCATTGGCGCGATGCGTCATGATCGCCGCCTGCGCCTCGCTTTGACGTTGTGATCGTCCTTCGAGACGACGTGAGGCGACACGCGCAATCTCGTAATTATTTTCCGAATCCGAAAAAGAGAGCGCGATTTCGGCCGGCAACTCGCTTTCCTGCGCGCGCGAGAAAGCAACAAGACCGCCATCTTTTCGCGGGACAAGATCGTCGGCGGTTATATCGCACAAAGGTGTTCCGTGTCGCGCAACGAAATCAAGGCGCCCGCCGCCCGTCACCGCGTCAAAACCGAAAAGCGCCGTCAGCGGATCGATAGCGTCGCGTGGCGACATGGATCTTTCAAGCACGTAGCCATCGACGAAACCATTGACGTATGCGCGTCCGACGGATGCATCGATTTCTCCGGCCAGTGCGATCAGCAGCCGGTCGAGCGATACACCTTCAAGCCGGCCGTTGAGCCAATGACCGGTCTGCCAGTTTGCGCCGTCGCTCCAGACGGCGGCTTGCGTCGGGAAAGCAGGGAAAGGGCGCGAATCCCAACACCAGATATGCAGGCGCGCCGGGTCGACCATGGGGCCGCCATAAACCGGTGAAACCGGATTTCGGATTGCTGCGCCCGGCGTCGTAGGATCGAAATGCGCAATCGTTGCTTCAATAAAGCGCGCCTGAATGAGATCGTCGCGGCCGCCCCGCGAAAAGTGCGGCAGGCCCCCCTCTGAGGAGCGCGCATCCGGAAATACGTTCGGGGCATTGGCTCCGCGATCTACGGCCGGACAACCCGTTTCAACCAACCAGACAGGTTTGGACATCGGCGTCCATGGCGTCGGAGTCGATAATTCCGTCCCGCCGATCCGCTCAACATGCGGATTGGACCACCACGAAAGAATGTCTTTCTGACGATAAACCCATGGTTTGCCGAGAGCATCCGTGATGGGCGTGCGGATCTGGGCCGCGCGAGCCTCCGCGCTCGCGTAATACCAGTCGTACGCTTCGCCACTCGAAATTTGCGACTGCAAATAGGCGAGGTCATGCGTGCTGCCGGCGATCTGACGATCGAGATGCGCATCGCCATCTCGCCAGTCCGCCAGCGGCCAATAAGCGTCGATACCAATGAAATCTATTGCAGGTGAAGCCCAGAGCGGATCGAGTGGAAAGCGCAATTCTCCAGACGCCGGAACATGAGCGCCGTATTCCGTCCAGTCGGCGGCGTACGAAACCTTCGTTCCACTTCCGAGCATCGATTTGACTTCGACGGCCAGCTGGGTAAGCGCAGAAACGGCGGGATAGGTTCCCGTCCCGGAGCGTACGCGTGTCAAGCCAATGAGCTCCGAGCCGATCAGGAAGGCGTCGACCCCCCCCGCCGAAAGGCACAAAGTGACGTAATGCAGGATAAAGGACCGGTAGCGAGAAAAAAATGGAGCAAGTTGCATCTGCGCTGCGGGGGAGCCATCCGGCGAACCGGGGCGTCCCGGCGCCGGGTCACAGGTGATGCGTCCGCGCCATGGAAATACAGCCTGTCCATTGGTTCCGGAGTATGGATCGGGCAGCGTATTTCCAGGCGGGACATCCATCATGAGAAAAGGATAGAAAACGACAGATAATCCACGCGCCCTGAGATCGATGATCGCCTCTTTTACGGAAGCGTCGCTTGGCGTGCCGCCATATGCTGAACGACCATCGATTTGTGAGACCAGACGCGTCGTCGCGCGGGATTGTCCCGCGACGGACCGGTCCGGAGGCCAGAACGGACCGAAGATGGCGTTAAACTGTCCGAGAGTCTTGAAAACAGAATCGACGCCGGGGGCAATGTTGCAATGGGCTGCGCGCAAATCGTCGCCGAACCACGCGACAACCAGCGCGACACTTTCAAGATTAGGGCAAAGCGCCTGCAAAGCATCGATGGATGCGATCCAGTCGCTGCCGGCGGTCATTTGATGCCGGTTTTCGGCGTCAGTCGTTCCGAGGGACCAGAAGTTGAGCTTCAGCGAAGGCAAATAACCTGCCTCTGTGGCTCCAGGTATAATATCAACAGCACGGATCAGCGAGCCGACGCCAGAGACCGGCTTGACAACCTCAAATGTGAATTGCGGGATTCGGTTCCCAAATGCCCCAAGGGGCAGATCGTCGAAAACGACATAGGCTACGCCGCGGAAGGCCGGCGTCGCGTCGAGTCCCTCCTTTGCAATAATCAATGGGTCGGGAAGCTGATCCTCCGAACCCTTGTAAATGCGAATTGTAAATTTGGTGAGATCAAGTTCAGCGCCATCCGCCCAGATCCGACGCACAAATCCGATAGGACCTTCGCAAAGCGCGATCGCGAAGCTCGCCGAATATGAATATGAGACATTCACGGTTGTCGCGCCGCGACCACCCTTCCCGCGCCCCGGCGTCTTCTGAACGCTGACCGACCCACGCTCGAGAAAACGGGTCGCCCAGATCATCTGTCCGCCGAGTCGCGCCCGTCCATAGACTCGCGGTATCCCTGCGCCTTCGACGCTGGTGACGCCATCCATAACTTTCAGCCGCGGACCGATTTCGTAGCGGGGTGGCGAATCCGGTTGCAGAGCCTGGTCAATCGCGTTTCCGGCCACAGTCCCGGCAAGATTCCCGAGCGTTGCGCCAATTCGTCCACCGATTGCGTCGCCTACAACTGAACCAACGGTCTGTAAAACGAGGGTCGCCATTGAAATCTCACGGAAGATCAGAACTCGGGTTCAGTTATGCAGATCAGGAAAGGAAAAAACGGCTGCGAGTCGACGGCGCCAACGATTTTCAAATGGAACCTCGGCGACGGTTGCATCGACATGCGCGTGAATTATCGACGTTTGATCAGTGGCTATAGCGATATGGCTCGCCGGCAGATGTCGTCGAAAACGAAAAATAAGCACGTCCCCAGCCAGAAAAAAATCGGTCGATCCGCGTTGAAAGTGGCGGCCGAGTGCTTCGATAAGGATTTCTGTCGTCGCGACCGACATCCATCCTGCCGGGTAGGTTGGTATCTGTTCGGGCTCCGGACCGATCACCTCACGCCATATGCCGCGTAAAAGGCCAAGGCAGTCACAGCCAACATGGCGCAAAGACGCCTGATGCTGGTAGCGCGTGCCGACCCACGTACGCGCCACAGCGACGATTCTTTGCCGCTGGATGCTCACCTGAAAAGGCTCCCGCCATCCATGGCTTTATCGCGTGTGCCAGGAAAAGTAAGAAGAGTATCGTTGCGAGGCATAAGCGGAAAGCCACGAAAGTTGACGATATTCAAAAATCGTTTGTGGCAGGTTGTTGATCGCTTGTCGCAGCCTGCGATAAGGATTATCGGTGTTCCAGGTGAAACAGCGCCCGCTGGCGCTGTCCAAAGAGAAATATGTGCGCGAGTATCGAAATTAAGGTGTGATTTGACAGTGAAGCGGGCGCCTTGATTCTCGCCGCCCGAAAACAGCAACGCGCCGCCCGTAAAAAATCCCTCCTCAACTGGAGGCTGAAACGTCGCAATGATAACGCCGCCGGTAAACGAATCGACTGTTGCGACGCGGCGATAGGCTGCCGACAAAAGGTCAACCTTACACCGGGAATCCCCAAGCTCCGCTGCACAGACCTTCTGATAGGCGCCGCCGCGCTGCTGGTCGAAAAGGGAGGCCTGGGAGCGCAATTCCGCGTTAAATGTTGAGTCCGTATGACGTACCTCGCCGATAATCGAAACGTCCAGCAGGACGCGATCATCAACGGCCATCCAGTCGACTAGCCAAACCTCGACTGAAGCGCCGTCATAAAGACCATTACGAAGATCGGCTTCGGTTATGCTGGCGTGCGAAAAAGCGCCAATCACTTCTCCGGAAGCAGCCGACAGGCCAATGGCGGTTTCCACCTGTGAAGCCTCGAATCCGCCGCCTGAAAGAAATCTCACGCCGTTGAAAAGAATATCCATGTCATGATCAGTGAAGCCAAGAACAGCGCCGTCGTGCCTTTGTACCCGCCAGCAATGGCAAAAAGTCGTGACAGATTGATCAAGTTTAGACTGGAGAGAAGCAGAAATATCGAGCATAAGGCCTCTAATTACGTCTTGATCTCGATGATCGGAATTTTTGGAATATCGCCGGCTACGAATCCTTCAATATCGATTTCAAGATAGTCTGTATCGAAGCGCGCCGGCGTATCAAATAGAAAGCCTGCAGTGATGGTCGCTGCAGCTGGCGGGATGAATTCCGGCGCGAAATGAACAAGACCGGTTATCGTATCGACTGATACCCCTGTCGTCTGCACCTGACCGTTGACCGCAACATTGACGCTGCCCGCGACGGGTTTGGTGATGAGACGACTGTATCGCGAAAAGGAGCCGCCATAATGTTTGCAAAGCTGGAATGAAGCCCGGTTCCCGTCCCCGATCCCGATTTCCTGATCGAGAGGGGAGATAGAAGCGTTCGGCGGGCATGAGGCGTGATCGAGTCTGTCACGCCAACGAAATCCGTGTAGTCTGCCGCGCCTTTCCTCAAAGAAATCGATGATTGTCATAAGTTGCGCGAGCGTTTTGACGCCATAGCCGGATTCATAGCGCCGCCTCGAATGAGCCCAGCGCGCATTACGGGCTTCCGTATTTGATCCCAGCGTTATGATTTCGGTTTTACGCTCAGGCCCGCCGCGGCAACGCAGCGAGATATCAAGCGGAAAAAGCACTTCATGAAATGCGCTCATCAAAGTCTCGCCTCATTCAGAGATGACGTTGACCACGAGCGACGGCGCGCGCCAACGCACCCGTAATCTGGCTTTCGGAGCGCCGAAAACTGTCAACATCTGTCGCCGCAATATTGACTGTCACAGAGACTGGTCGTGCGCTGTCGTTCTGGGCGACAACGCCAAGTCGCCCGTCTGCGCCACGCGCGAGCGGCATGATCGCTTCTGCACCGCGTTCGCCCATGAGTCCGACCGCCTTGCTGGCGGAAAAATAGGCTGGGCTGGCGATGATGCCGCCATTTGCATGAGGAACGACCGGTACAGCTCCGGCTTCCTGAGGCGTGAAAACAGCCGATAATTCTTTAACGAGGCTTGAGGTGATCGTCCGCGTGCTTTCCCTAAGCGCGAGACGTAAAAGGGATTGCGCGATTATGCCAAGTGTTTCGTTAAAGGTTTTGCCGCTGCGCGCTGCTGACCCAAAGCCGTTTGCAAGAGTCGTCGTTATCCGGAGAGCAAGCTTGTCGATCGTCTCGAGATCCTTTTTCATGAGCTGCAGGTCGCTGTGCAAACCAATGGCAGTGTCGAACGATTGCAAATTATCGCGATTCTGAACGGGGGAGGCGTCTTGCATCGAGTCATCACTTTCCGTCGGGGTGAGCGTTGAGAAGCGCACGGAGAGTATCCGGCGCGATCGTCTCAGCAGGAGAACCGTAATAACCTTCAGCCGCGCGCAAGAGTTCGCGCGGCGTCATACTCCAGAAATCATGTGTAGAAAGCCGCAGGACGCCCAGACCAAAAGCCATCGCATGCGTGAAAGGAAACGACGCACGCGGGGAGGACGCGCGGGTCGATTCGGCGAGGCTGATCAGGCGTCCTGCGGCGACGGAGGGTTTTCGGGCGAATCGCCAAATGTCGCGGCGAGGAGGCGAGCCGCGATATTGACGTAACCGGAAAGACCCTCCGGAACCTTCATGCTCGCAACATCTTCGTCACTGATTGGGTAACCGGCGCCGCGTAGTCCGCACCCAATAATGATAATAATGTCGCGTGCAGAAATTCGCGCCTCGTCGAAACGTCCTGCGAGGCTGAGCAGGTCGCCGGTGCCGGCGGCGTTCTCAAGCTCGGCGAGGGCCCCAAGCGTGAGGCAAAGTCGATAGATTTTCCCGTCGAGTTCAGCCTCGATTTCACCACGAAGCGCATTTGGCATCAGTGTCTCACACCACCGAGAAGGCGATAACTCCGGCGGAGTCGAGGGAGATATCGAAGGTTATTTCGCCCGCATATTCGCCCCGATAGTCCAGATTCGAGATCTGGAAAGGCCCGCTTAAAACGCCGAAATCGGGGACGATGATCTGAAACTCACGTATCGCGCCATCGAAAAAGGTTTGCCTGAGCAATGTATCCGAGTCACGATCCTTGAAAATACCAGTGGCCGATATGCTCGCCCGTCGAATCCCCGCTCCGCCGAGTAGCTCCCGCCATCGGCCGGCCGATTCAGCATCCGTCACGTCAACGGTGTCGGTATTGAGCGCGAGGCGTCGGGTTCGCAGTCCTGCAACCGTTATGAATCCGCCGTTGCCATCCCCAATCCGAAGCAGGAAATTCCTTCCGCTTTGTGCCGTCATACGAAAATCCTTCCTAAGATCATGGATATTCAGTCATCACTCGAAAACGGATATTCACTTTTGATAGACGACCATTCTGTTCCCGACGTGTCTCCATCGAGATAAATGCGATGTCGACAAGAGAATGACCATCCAGAATCAAAGGCTGATGATTCAACTGTTCTATAATGTGATGACCGATCTCGAGTGCTACGGCGACGCCATGATGAAGCGTAACGATAGAAAGCGTAAAAAATTGCTCAGCACCGTTTGAATCGTCGCTTGACCAGTCACGTATCTGCGTCTCGGCGAAGTAGCCGTAAGGGGGATCAAGGCCCGATGGGGCTTCGTCAAGAATGGTCCCATTTTTCAACAAAGCCTGAAGCGGAGGCGATGTATCGATGCTCGCGCGGATCGCTTTTCTTACCGCCAGGATTGGACATGGATTCATCTACGTTTTCCGCTCAGGATGATTCCTCACAGATACAGTCGAGGAAAAGCCGTCGTTCGTCAGCATCGCTGACGCTACGAATAGAAAAAATCCGATCGCGGAAGCGAAAACGGCCCCCCGGGACTATGTCCTTGCGCCATCGGATCTGGATCAGATAAGAAGCGATATTTTCCCGCTTTTGTTCATCGAATTGCGTTTCGATGCCAACCGGGATAATTCGCGCCCATACTGCGCCTGCGTCACGGTAGGTTCTTGAAAAACCGCCGTATCCGTCTTGGAGATCCTCAGGCGCCTCAAATCTTAGCCGATGACGCAAAGCGCCAATTGTGGGCCGTCCTGTCATATCAGCCGCTCACGTCGAAATGGCGCTACCAGCTGCAAGACGTTTCCCGGCAGTCCGGATCCGGGGAGGCTTATTTCAGGTAGGTCACCGCGATTTTCACGCCAGGCTGCAACCAACATCAGCAGTGCGCGTCTTAAGGGGGGCGGCGTATCATTCGGTTGAGCGCCATAGCCAACCGTGAGGTCGATTTCTACGCCCTCATAGCTGCGACCAGGCACGCGTGGTTGTAGAAAAAATAATAGACGTGCGTTGTCTGACGAAGTTGAAAGACAAAAGTCTCTGGCATCGAGCGTATAGGAGATATTCGGTTCATCATAAACACGGATAGCGTCGACCCCCCGGCATGGTGCTAAGGGTAGTTCCATTTTCCGATCGGCAGCAACGGATTCTGGCCAGAGATCGAATGTCAGGCGCCATTTTTGCTCGATCATAAACCGTCTTGTATAGGCTTCGATCGTCATGCGCGCTGAAACAATTAGCGTCTGGATGATCTGATCTTCCTCCAGTCCGTCGTCACGCAACCATTCGCGCGCCTCCGCCAAAGAGACAGGTTCGAGAGCGGGCGGCTGAATCAGTATGGGTCGCATCGTCTGTCCTCACGCGATGGCGCAGCGTGTGAGCTGCGCCATCGTTTCCAGTTTATTGGGTCAGGATACCGAGAATTTAAGAAGCTTGATTGCTTCGAAGTTCTGGACGCCGCCTCCTACCCTTTTCGTCGTATAGAAAAGCACATAGGGCTTCGCGGAATAGGGATCCCGCAACACACGAATGCCAATTCGGTCCACGACGATGTAGCCCCGCTCAAAATCGCCGAATGCGATTGCGAGGGCATTGGCGGCCGGATCCGGCATATCTTCCGCCTCTATGACCGGAAAATTCATGAGCGTTGCGGGCGCGTCGAGCGAGGTTGGAGGAGCCCAGAGATATTGACCCGTCGTTGTTTTGAACTGTCGAACGGCGGATTGCGCCTTTCGTCCCATGACGAAAACGCCGTTCTGGCGATAGCCTGCGCGCAGCGCATAAACGAGATTGAACAACGCATCCGATGGATTGGTCGCGGAAAATGCGCCAGCAACGCCAGTGGGGATGTAGCCGATATTTCCCCAGGACCAGGCGGTATCGGCAACATTCGTATAGGCGAGAAAACCTTTCGGCTTGTTGACCCCATCCCCATCGACAAAGGCGGCGCCCTCCTGTTCCGCAAAGGCAACCTGAACCTCGTCAGCGATCCATTGTTCGATATCGACAGCGGCGTCGTCCAGAAGCGATTGGGTCGCCGCAGGCATGGCGTAGAGTTCCATTGCTGGAAACGTCATATCCGCGATCTGTTGATTTGCGGTTTGTGGCCTTGGATCGGTTTCGCTCACCCATCCTGCGGCAGGCCCGGTTGTCGAATAGGCACGACGGAGAGATTGCGTCGAGATAGCGCGAACGCTTGCGATGGCGCGTATGGGCGAAAGCTTTGCGAGGCGGCGTAATATTTCCTGCTCGGCTGGTGTTGGCACAAGATAGCCGCCATCAGGCCCTGAGGCGCGCGACATGGCTTTGGCTTCCAGCGCCTTCAGGCCGGTGGCTTCTCCAGCCCGCATATAAAGCCCAAATGCGGATTTATGTTCGCTGCGGGTTTCGTTTTCGGGCGCGCCGCCCAGTCTTGGCCGCGCCAGATCCAGCGTGAGTCGATCAAGACGCGACTTGGTTTCATCGAGCGCCTGATCAATACGAATGAGCTTTTCCTCGGTAAGGGCGTCCGAGCCCATACGTGTTTCCAGCTGTGCAAGGCGTTTGTCATTCGTATCGCGAAATGCGGCGAACGCCTGATGGAGATCGCTGATCAGTGCATTAGCGACAGATTTATTTTCCAATGCTTCCATTTTTGTTGCTTTCGTCGGTTGGTTATCGTTTCTGATAAAATACGCGATAGAGATCCATGCATACTAAAGCGTAGTTTCCGGATATGGTTTATATTTGCGATCTTGGATTCAAATTCGAAGTGCAACTTCCTGTAACCTGTTGAGGTGACTGAGATAGCGGTAAGCTGTCTGTTCCCTTGACC